GTCGGTCTTTTCACTGTAACCTCCTATAAAGTGAGGAAACAGGACCGTCTAGGCTTACTCCACTATCGGAAGCTAACTCTGAGGTTCATCACTACGTTTAACGTGATCATGAACTTCGAGGATGAATTCATTCGCTGCTTCGAGAAGCAAAGAGATAAAAATCTTTGCGAACTGATGTAGCATCAGAACTCACCTCCGAGTACCTTGTTGTAGTTGGTTGAAGTCAACCACGCCTTCAAGGCATCGATGAGATAGCCGATCTCAGTGTCCGAAAATACACCATTGCGTGGCTCGTCTACGACGAGATACACACTGGCGCCTGCCTGCGCATTAACTGCGCTGATAGGATCAGCAGCAATCTTGCTCTGAGACAGTCGGACTTCTCGACGAAAACGAGAAGCAGTAGTATTCTGCTTCGTAGTCATCGAGGTGTTACCATCAGCCGATGTATAAACGTTCTGCGTAGGACCAATAGAGGTCCGCGGCAGCGACGTCGCTACAGAGTTGATAGTAACGGATTGAGGATCTGCAAGCACTAGAAGCTCCTTACTTTATTACGCTTACAAGCCTATTACCTATAGGCACGGTAGCTATCAAAGTCGGGAAAGCCCTAGGGCCCCCAAGATCGATAGTTGGACTCCGGATAATGCTTTTCCGGGGTCCCCATAACCGAAAGGATTGCCGTGCTCGCGGGATTTAGTTCCCGCTTGCTGTGCAACGGAACACGTGGCCCATTTGACTCCTCCACCTTCTGCGCAGTATCCCTGACGTGTGGTGAAAACCACCTCCGTATAGGAATCTCGCATAACGTAGAAGTAGTCTGCTGCTAGTCTGTCTACAAGAGTAGTTGAGAGATTGCTAATTGCATCTCCAACACTCGAGTACCAGTCTATCAGCCATGTCCACGGAAGCGCGTTCCAAACGACTTTGGGCGATGGCCGAAATCCATAGATTGCGGCTAACATCGCTCTAGTCCAATTGACATCGCGCGGCCCAGTTGGCAACCAATATCTAAAGCGGGCAGATGCCCAAACTTTATCATTGGAGGTCACTTTACGAGTATAGGTAGCACCGTCGTTTACGTAAAAATACGAAACGAAGGACGGGACGTTCATAAAACTTCCCGGACCACTTTCAGTGGATACCTCTTCCTTGTTATCAAACAGCGTAATACGCCGTTTGACGGGCTTTCCTTCATCACGGATGAGCTGCTTGAGTGCATCTTGAGCTTTGCGCTGATTAGTGCAAAAATCTCTGATGTCTCTAAGTAACGGTTCCCACCCGAACTTAAGCGCTAGGTAATAATCTCCTATCGAATTAAGTCCGTTTTGTAGGAATCGTTGTCTGAGCATGCCTGGAACTTCACGCATTTCATAAATAGCGTTTAGTCCTTGCATAATCGGACGATCAGGCTTCATCTTAGCGTAGGCTGTAGCACCAAAATCTGCTCCCGTTGTTACCAACGGTTGCCCGATAAAGGTGTCATAGGTCATTACCTTACCAGTATATTTAAATTCCTGGAAGGAACTACCACCATAGATTGTTCCCACGTCATCAGGCGAAAACTGCACGTTATGATAACGTAGCAAGAAATTGCCTCCGACGTCGGGAGCATTGAAGTTAGGATAGCCGTAATGGCCTTCCCAACCTGATAAAAGTTGCCGTTCACTATAGTCAACGGCACCATATTCAGGGTCGTGACGATTCGTCGGGTCATTGCTTTTCCAGCGATAACCTAACAATTGATCACGCCTTCTAATGCGCCAATCTGGGTCAGTCACGCTCGTGATTACCTTTCTGTTATGCCTGGGTATATACCCAGGGGAGTGTTCCGTAGAACGTGGGG